TTTTTCTATACGAAATGTTTCGTAGTCTACGTGATACAAAGAAGAGTCCACTGTGTATCGTGTCTGGTCAGCAACAAGTGTTTGGGTTTGTAGTGAGTGACTAAATGCCCAGCCAAACTCGCGCTGATAAATATAGTTGATAGCGTCATTGACAGCATTCTTACACTGTGTCTGAAATCCACGTGAAGCTGTAAAGTTAGACGAGGTTAGTGCCACTTCGTTAAACCTTGCCAAGACTTCGTTTGTGATGTCCAGATAATTATACGCCATAAGAAATCCTTAGAAAGTTAGGAGGGCGACTTCTGCCGCCCCCCATATTAGTTACGCGAGAGTATCGCGGTCTACTTCTGTTGCAAGTTCCTGCGCACCGTTGGTGTCAACAACACAAGCTACTACACGAAGACGACCAGTGGTAACGTCAGCCGAAGAGGCAATCAGTTTAACATCAATCGTGTCAGTTGTAGTTACGTGCTGAGTGAACGTAATTGTGCCAGAAGTTGTCATTGCAGCACCGTTGCTTCCCGAAGCGAGAAAACCAGTGCTAGTGACATCGCCACCGTCAACAATGTCATCGCCTTCGGCAAAGTCAATGTCAACAGTCGGGGAAGTACCATTAAAGGCCTTCAAAACTTCTGCACCGGCAAACAGAACCATCGTATTGGCAGGAATTTCCAGAAGCTGGAAGATATCGCCATTCGTACACGAATAGTCGGTAATCTTCTCAATGTCCAGAATGGCTTCCACCATACGCATGTTCATGCCGTCGCGGCTAGCCGGAAGGGCAGCAATAGAGTTTGAATTTACGCCAGCGGTTGCGCTGGAGGTCATGTCAAAGGTAGCCATTGGTTATCCTCCCTTAAGCAGCGTTGTACTTGGCAGTTACGATTGCTTCAGGGCGAAGAATCTTACGGCCGTACAGGTGCATACCGCGGACGATGTCCGCAAACGAATCAGGGTCACGGTAGGACTCAGTCTTCGTGATTTGCGATGCCGAAGCAACAGCAGACGAGTGACCAGCAACAATTACACCGTAGTTAGTGTTCTGGTTAGCGGTACCAGTGGTATCCGGGCCAGTACCTACAAACGGCAGGTTGTTGGAAACGTAGACGTCGAAGCCATGCAGCTGGCCGATGGCCAGACCACCTTGCAGTCCCGAGCCGCCGAAGTCGCCGTTCAGAAGACGGGAGTCTTCATCTTTCAGCAGTTCAACGAATACGGGGTCAACAACGAGCCAGCGACCATCCGAGTCAACATATTGCTGGTCCAGCTTACGGCCCATACGTGCGATAACCATCAGAGGCGAGGCTGTCGCAGTCGGGAGCGCAGTTGCACCAGGCAGACGTGCTGCCAGCGGAATGGAGTGGTCACCAGCCGAACCGGTGGTGATGTTACCAAAGCTATCCTTACGAAGCTTCATGCTGGTCAGAAGTTCATCAGAACCAGCAGTCGTCACAGCTTTCGAACCGCTAACTACGTCGTTAACAGTATCGGTAGCAGTGCTAATCGAGGATTGCTTGAAACCGGCCAGATAACCGAGAACCTCTTGGTCATGCTGGTCGCGGAGGCGGTAACCTGCGCGGTCAGATGCCAGAGACTCAAAGTTCACGTGGCTGTGGGCTTCTTCGATGTCATCTACTTTGAAAGCAAAGTAGTTGGCCTTGTCTACAACAAGGCTAAAGTCTTCGTCGTCGAGGTCTTGCGGAGTGATTTGTGCACCGCGAGCGTATTCCTTAACGGTAATCTCGGGTTCTTTGATGATACGGACGGTATCACCGAAGTTCGCGATTTCACCGAAGTAATCGGAATTCGTGATTGACTCAGCGACGGAGGTTTTACGGAAAGCTTGCTGGACTTTTTGGGAGTAAATTACCGGGGAGAAATTTCCGTTCGGCAGATTACCGTATCCAGCGGCAGTTTTAAAAGCCATCTTAAACTCCTAGATGAGGCTTGAAACACCGATTTTCTGAACACTATAAAGGCCAGCTAGTCTAGGTAACTACTTGAAAGTAGGGCTAAACGTCACCTGGGTGGTTTAGAGGGGGAGAAAATCGTATGCCCCGCTACACTCGGGGCTACAATTTGAAACGAAAAAATGCCTAATATGCTGTGTAGGACATGGGCGCGGGTTGCCTTAAAAAGGGGCCGCAGTTATAGTTACTATATTTTTTACCACATTTTCAACGGTTTGTAAACAGCAAATTAACGCTGTGCACCAGAAATGTCGTAAATAAAGTTGCCAGACTGAATTGCTTCCATAATTGCATCTTCATTCTTGGCAAATTCTTGTGGACGCATCTTAGCTACGTCTGACTCTCGCCATTGATTTGCTTGCGCATCTTTGGTATCAGCGACAGCATTTTGCCCACGCGACGATACAGCTTCAGCCGCAGCCTTGTCAGGTTTCTGCGCAGTCGCCTTCTTACTCGCGATATCGCGGTCAACTTTGTAGAGGTCAATTGCACGAGCCGCTGCGCGAGCGTCGTTTTCATTTTCATACAGTGCTTGCTGAACCCAAGTAGGTTGCTCTTGCACCCATCCATGAAAATCTTCATCATTACGAATGTCATCGAAGTCAGGATGTAGTTGCATAAGCTCTGCTTCAGCTCGCTTACGATTTGCGTCAGCTTCACGCTCTGCAATGAGTTCCAGACGTTTTTCAATGCTTGAATCAAGTTCTTGTGCTTTCTTCGTGGCGATACTTTCCACGATTTTTGCTACATCAGGATATTTACTCGACCACTCGCTAATCTCTTCATCAGACTTGGGTAGTTGAATAGCTTCCTTAGTTGCCGTCGACAGCTGAGTTTCAAGAGCGCGAATCTGCTCTTTGAGTTGCTCTTCCTTTTGCTGTGAATGACGACGGAGGTCTCCATACCTTTTCTTAAATGTCTTCTCTTCAGGGGCCAAGCTTTCAGTCTCTGCTTGGTCTGCTTCTTCTTCCTTCTGCTCTTGCAGAAGGGAGCGCCGCTCTTCTTCCAGCTGTTGCAGTTCTGCTTCTTCGCTAGAACGGTCTTTCTTATATTTAATAGGGGTTGTCTTAATGTCTTGTTTTACAGCTATTGCTTCAGCCATAATGTACTCCTTGATGGGGCCACCAGTAGCCTTTCGGGGTGATGGGTAGCCGGGCTATAGTCTACAATATGTTATTTTTTGGAGACTATTTTTCCTACCAAATAGACGATAGGATGAATAATTTTGCACCAGACATTGCCGACAAAGCTATCTTTAGCCCTGCCTTTCGTTAAAACATGTCTGAGGTGCTGTGTTCGCTTCTGTGCAAAGAATGCACCGACATTAGTTAGAATGCCGCTGTTCTGCATACCGCGAACATATGGTTTGAAGAGATAATGGTAACCTACTTCATGTAGTGGTGTCAAGTACTTTTTCTGATATGTATCCCATATCTTCATTGTCCTAGACCAATCATCAAGTTGTGTCTGACGATACATTTCCGTGCAGACAATTTTACCGCCGCCACCGCCGTCATCGTTAGAATCGTCTTTAGCAAAGCCCTCCGTGAATTTTCCAGAATCATCTATGAAGTCATCTTCATCATACTGACCTTCAAATTCGGATGCTCTGCCTACATTATCTGCTGTAATAGTGACACTTTCTTCTTGTCCTGCACTGTCTCGGAAAGACGGGCGCTCATAATTGTCAGAGGGACGGTTATCGGCATCACTCTGCGTCGAGGCTTTGGTCATGCCGGTGCCTTCGACTATGGTAGAGATGTCTGCTGTAACATCAGAACTCATACCTTTACCTTGGGCTTCCAATTCCTTGGCAATCTGTGCAGCGCTGGATAGGGCGGCATCCGTCTGCTGATTTTGTCTATTTACAGCAGCAGCAATCCTAGGGTCAATTTGCCCTCTTGAGTAACCCACGCCACTTTCTCTGTATCCTTTTTCATCATTATAGCGTTCAATAACAGCTTTGTTTTCTGCTGCACTACCAAGAAGGCTCCCCACGCTACCGTCAGCAAATGTGACCTGTACCACGGTGCCTTTATTAGTGACTACTTGGTTAGAATCATTGAGGACACCTACACCAGCGGTGGTAGCAACGATGTCTCCGGGGTCATTGCCGATTACGCCAGAGTTCTTTGCGGCTTGCGAATACCCTGCCTGAGAACGGTCGAAGCCGAGCATCTCAGGGGTGATGTCTTGCTTTTCATACACATC